CCTGAGCCATCATTTGAAAGTCTGTTAAATCAGTTAAATCATCTTGAACTAACAACTCTAAAGTATCTCCAGGCTCTAGTCTTATTGTTACACCATGCTTAGACTGTCCTGCGTAGGTATTTCTAAATCTATAACCATTCTCTCCAGATGGAGCTTTTGTAGTATATTGAGCATCAAAGCAAATTAGAGCAATATCTCCATTGGATTTTACAGTCCATATATTTTGAGTTGTACCGTTTACATGCCTTAAAATACAACCGTTATCGAGCTTATCTAAGCCCCCAAACTTTCCATCGTCCATTGCAGAGCCATCTGATATATTACCCATTATTCTAGTTATATCAATTTCAACTCCAGTACCAACGCCTACTCCACCTATTTGAAAGATTACAGGATCTGCTAAAGTTCCAAGTTTATTTAAATGAGAATCTGCGACTATTACGTTTGAACTAACAGAAGGAAAGTCATTATCAATAGGCGTGTCGAGCGTTACATCTAAGGTATCAATAGAAACAACCTCTCCAAAATAGAAAATGCCACTAGGATTAGTTAGACCTATAGTAGCACCTACTATCATACCAGTTGTTTGGGTAACAGATATTACTATATCTCCTATTGAAGCGTCTGCTGTTAATGTTGTAAAATTATTAGGATCAGCATTTAAGAACTTTAAATCTAAAGCTCTTGTATGTTGATCTTGTACATTTACTGGTAACGCTCCATTAGCTTCTGGTACCACTCCGTTTATACTAACATTTAGAGCGTTGTTTTCTACGGTTGCTACATTCCCTGCATCAACAGAAGCATCTTCTTTTACGTCCGTAATTCTTGTGTCTAAACTCATGATGTTTCTCCTTTTTTCTGTGTTTTCCTAATTTCCCATCTATGTCTCCATTGATAATAAGCATCTACAGCCTTAAATAGTACATAAAAAAATGTTAATATTGTTATAAGAACCCCTAAATAAGTATTTACTTGGGCTGTCCAAGCTGGAGCTGTAAAACCTACTGGTATTATAACCGCGTCTTTTGGTGTTATCATTGTGTGCTTCATTTTTTTTCCTTCATAATTTTCTTTAAATACCAGGTTGGTAATAATTCCCCTTCATACTCAAAACCTTCTAATTTGTTTAGAATATGTCTAAAACTCCTTAAACAGTTTAATCTTAACCCTAAAGTCTTTAATTGTCTAGCTTTTTGTTTTAATAGTATATCAATATCATTCTGAGTTATAATACTTATAGGATATCCTGTGTCTATTACTACGTACTTTCTCTCTATATCAGTAACGTTATATTCTAGTTCTTGAATTGTAGATTTATCGTATCTAGCCTGGAATAGTTTATTACCAACTATCATCCCAAAACTTGCTACTGGCTCTGAAGGTAAACTAATAGTCGTTTGCTGTAAATTAACTGGAATATGGAATATAAGATTTATATTTTTTTTACTTATACTATGTCCCCTAAGTATTCTTTTATGTGATAAGTATATACCTATAAGGAGCAACCCTATGTTATAAGCCCAAAATGCCATAGGACACATATAAGTTATACTCCAATCTACCAAAGCTACAAAAATAATATGAAGAGTTAAAAGAGCAAATATACTTCTTTTAGCTATATCTTGATTTTTTAACCATAACCATGCGAAGTAAGCTATTAGTGCTAATTGAACCTGTAAATAAGTATCAGTTAAAAACACATTATCTGTATAAAATGTTAATATATCTAAAAATATAACTGATAAAATTAAAATCATTACCCTGTTCCTCTTGGTTTTTTAACTAATACATGACCGCCTCGATGTTTATTGTTTCTAAATCCCGCTAATTTTATAGCCTCTTTCTCTAGGCGTTCCTCTTCTAAGCGCTTTTCTTCTTCAAGCTCTTTCTTGGTCTTAGTTATTAAAGATACTTTTCCTTTTCTAGGCATTATACAGTCCTTCCATAAGTAGGATAATTCGGAGTTGCAATAAACGTCTCTACTTGAGATAGATCATAATTATCAATATCCGTCTTTTTATCTCTTAATAGGGTTTCATTAGAAGCTATTACCGCCTGCACCGCCTTTATGAATACTAAACAGCTCGCCTTATCGGCAAAAGTTATCTTTGTTCTAGGTAAGTCCATAGTCCAATCAAAACTATCATCTATATCTAAAGCAACGTTAGTAATCTTTTTATTTATTTCATTACTAGTTTTCTCTGTATTGCTTATGGTATATTCTACCGTTTCGTATGTAAAAGACAAGCCTTGATCGCAATATTCTGTATAGTTTGTCTGTAATATATCGCAAGCACTTTTCTTAGCCTTACCTAAAATATAATTATTTAACTCGCCTGAAGATGGAACTCTATAGCCATCTCTGTAAAAATCCTCTCCAAAGTCAGGAGCCTCTTCGATAGTTATTCCATCTTTTGTTCTGTATTCCATTATTGTTTCCTTCCATAAATATAGCCGTTTAATCTAACCAATATAGATTTTATTGATCCACTTACCTCTGTTGATATTGTTCCTGTGCTAGTTCTTACCCCAGTTAGACTAGAGTCTGAGTTTCTAGCATTGGAGTTGATAACACCAATCCACATTTTACTATCATTCCCATCATATATAAACATATCTCTAGGAGAGGCCACATCTGTATATAAGAAAGCAACACCAAGAAGCTCGACATCTGCCCCACTAGGAACCGACATATTTCTTAAGGTCTTAGCTGTAGTTGTGCCAGAGACATCTGTTACATAATTAGCATAAATAGTCATTATACCTGATCCACCTAAATCAGTATTTATAAATTCTCTTATTTGTGAGCTTGCGTTTGTTTTGTAAGCCCATAAAGTTCTGCTTGTACCAGTTGCAATAGATGTTTCTATTGTTGTTACACCACTAGAATTAACATTTACAAAATATGGTGTATTAGCTGACATTGATGTTGTAACACTAGCGTTAGCTTGAACTGTAATGTCTGCTGAGTTTTCATAATTTCTAACTTTACCTGCTGGAATACTAAGGGTGGTTGCATCTACCCATTGAGGAACAGACCCTGTCGTTTCCCATTCTTCTAATTTCTGAACAAATACAGACGTATTTGTAATAGTAAAACTAGGATATGTTCCACTTACTCCTATTCCAGTACCAGCATTTAAAACTACTGTTTTGTCATATAAATTAGAAGATCCTTCTGCTAAATTGTTTGTATTCTTTAATAAGAATAGCTCAGTTGCAACTTCTAAAGGCGTCTTAGCCACATAAAGTCCGCTACCGTTAGCCCTTATATAAGTATCTGCTACTGAAGGTAATTGTCCTCCACTAGATACGTCTTTATTCTCTAAAGCGTTTGCTGAAGCATTCCATCCTAATAATTGTCCAGCAACAGCTTCAGGGAAGTCTAAGCTTCCTGAATAAGTAGAACTATCTGATAATCCCCATTTTCTATCTACCCTAGTAGATAATTCTTGTATAAATACAACCTGAGCGTTTAATTGTCCATTCAATGTAATTGAGAAGAAGTCTCCTGCTTGTTGAAAGTTCTGATCTACTCTTTCAACTATGGCTGATCCGAATAGAACTAAGTCATCCTCTACTGCAGTAGCTACAACTAACGTAATGGTTCCGCCTGTTTCCACTCCTACGTCTTGAACTGTATAATCTGTAGTTAGAACTAAATCTACACCGTTTTTATTTACAGTAATATCTTCTTTATTAGCTATAGGAAAATCGTAAACATATACAGTATTTACATTTCCTGTATATTCTATTCTTCTATCGTTTGGTTCTATGTTTATACTTGTCATTTCAACATCTCCTGTACTTCGTTAAAGTTTTTTTGCACACCTTGATTTACTTTGTTTCTTAATTGCGGAAACTCATCGTAAACTTGGTTTTTAGCCATAGATTTATAAGTATCTACAATCTGACCTAAGAACTTTTCTTTAAACTCGTCAGGTAATTCAAAGTAATCTTCGCTTTCGTCAGCCTTACCAGTAACTAGAGCGTTTAAATAATCTTTAGCTCCTAAGCCTCCGAACTCTTCCATTTTTAGGCCGTTACCTGATAATTCTAGTAATCTTGAATAAACTTCTGGCATTTCCTTTAAATCTACTTTAGCAGAAAAGCCTCCTCTTGTAAAGCTTTGTTTATAGCCTGGTCGAGTTACACCTGCATTAAGTCTAATTATCTCCTCGTCTATAGGGTTTTCGTTAACCGCAGATATAATAAAAGGATTAACAAACTGTAGCATTCTTTCGCTTAGTTTATTTCCTTCTCTATATGTAAGTTCTTCTCCCCACATATCTCTTTTTACAGGTAAAGTCTTAGATAAACCTAGAGCAGAATCCTTAAATGCGTCTGTTAAATCTACTACGTATCTTCTTTTTTCGTCCCATGCTTTTCTCGCGTCTTTTTCTATATTAGGAATAAACGAAGTAGCCATAGACCTACCTACTCTTTTCATTTGAGCTGATACATCTCCGCTAAATGCTGGATCTAAAACTTGTAATAAGTCAGAGAATCCTGTTAGATAAGATTTATTAAATACTTCTTGAGACATCGCTAAAGGTAAAGAGGCCATTAAGTCGCCTATTTGTTGTTCTTCATCTTCGCCTAAACCGTACATATCAAAGGCTAATAGTCCTTCTGTCATAGTAGCTCCTAAGCCCAATAATGTACTTAAAGGTTCCATTCCTTGATAAGAATAGTATTTATCTCCTGCTTTAATAGAGTAAGGCTTCCATCCTTTTCTCATCCAGGCTTGTCTTATTGATCTATCTTGAGGCCCTGCTCCAGTTATAACTCCATCGCTTGAAAGTGAGGCCGCTGTCCATAAAACACCTGTACCTGTTGACATTCTAGCTCGAGCTAAGGCTTTTCTTGCTCCGCCTGCTGCTATATCGTCTCTATAAGTCCTATATAAAGGAGCTAGAGGAGAAGATTTTAAACCCATATTAAATACGTTAATAGGAGTTCTAACAAAAGGAACTACGAACTTCATAGACTTATTTTTACCTATTAAGCTCTGTAAAGATTTTTCCCATCCATCTAGAGAGTTATTAAAGGTATTAACTAACGCATACTGTCTAGCTGAAGCGTCTATAGCCTCGTCTGCTTGAGTAAGTCCTAAAGTAATAAATCTATCTAGATCTTTACCTTTTAGTCCTTTAGCTAATCCGTTTCTTGTTAATAAAGCACTTTTTTCTGCTTTAAATAAAATAGTATTAAAGAATCCATCCATCGCTGATAAAGCGTTTACGGATAATTTAGCCATTCCGCTAGAATAGGCGTCTAGTCCTGTTCTAAAGAATTGAGGTAATTTAGAATTAGGATCTAATACTTCCGCAGAAGATCTCCTAATAAAACCAGATTCCGCTTTTCCTGTTTGAGTTCCTGTTTTAAATCCTTCTTTAGCCGCTTTCCAACCATCAGAAAATGAATTTAACATATTTCTAGCGAATACGAAGGCCTCTGTTCTAGATACTGCTTCAGGGTTAGTAGCCGAAGCTAAGAACCTATCGCTTACTGCGTTAAAGCTCATAGTAGCGTTTGATACTGTATTTCTTACGTGAGTTCTTCCTGAAGTTAATAATCCGAAAGTTCTTAATTCTATAACCGCGTCTAAGGCTCTAGTTTTCCATCCTCCGTTTACTATAGTGGCTATAGCGTCAGGATTATCTCTTACTTGTAATAAAGATTGAGCTAAACCCGCAGATACATCATTACCTCCAGTTTGAGCAACTATACTATCTATTTGTGATCTCATTTCTTTAGGAACTCCTAGCTCTACATTCCAAGCTTGTAATGCTCGACCTGCTTCTGCCCTAGCTCCTAGTAATTCTTTTTGAGTTGCATGATGAACTGTTAACATTTTTCTAAAGTTATATTGAGCTGCCGTATCTTCAGGAAACTTGGCCGCTATCTCAGCAGTTTCCATAAGTTTCTCTGTAGTAGCGTTATAAAACATTCTAGCTCCTACTGTCTGTTCTTTGTTTAGAGGTTGTCCTGCTCTTCTTTGTAATAGATCAGTAAAGGCTTCTTGAGAGTTTCCTTTTAATATAGCATCTTCATCCGTTACAACTCCTCGAGCCGCCTTCTTAATAGTAGTAGCGTTTACATTCGCAAACTCTTGCATTGCGTTTTTAACGTTCTCAGGAGAATCTATTTTAGCAAAGTTAATTGCTATTTCTTCCTTAGGGCCTACAAGTTTAGGATCTTGAACCTCTCCTGCTGCCTGTTTTAACTTTTTCTTAATAATTAAATCAGGACTTTCTAAGTCTCCTATAATATTAAAGGCTTTCTTTTCAACACCTGCTTCTAAGGCTTGTCCTCCTGTAGGTACTACCCTAGCTGCCTGCGATGGAATAGATTTTTTAGCGTGTCTAAGCATTTTAGCAGTTTTACTTAATAGCTGAATACCTCCGTCTAGCATGATACCCTCTAGACCTTGTTTAAATTTACCTTCTATAAAGCCATCGTCTTCGTCTCCAGCCATCCAATTAGTAAACTCTTTAGCCATAGATCCGTCAGGAACTACTTGATTAAGCATATCTGAAAGTCTATCTTCGTTTTCTCCGAAAGCTATCATATCCGCTAATGCAGCTTTACCTAGATTAAAGGCTATTTTACTTCCTTTTATTGCTTTTCCTGCAGGTAATACCGCCATACCTGTCATGAATTGAGATACGTTACTTATTAGCTCCCCTGTAGTAGATTCTAACTCAGGAGTTAAAGCGGTATCCTTAAATAATTTTAGAACCAAATCTTTATTTGCCTTAGGGTCTGGTAAATGTTTTTCTAGAGACTTAGGGGTTAACCCTTTTACTATATTAAATCCTATAGTATCAGCTATATTTATCATTTCATTACCTGCTTCAGTAATTCCCTTTACAATAGCTTGAGGTGCTTCTACAAGACCCCTAGTTATATCTTTACCTACTTTACTAGCTTTACTCTCTCCTGGAGGAGTTAATCCTTCCTCAGGCTCAAAATCTGGTTGTTTAAAAACATCTTCTTGAGTTTCTTCAACTGGTAAGGCCTCTTCTTTTAGAGTTTCTTCCTGAGCGGATTCTAAACCGAACTCTTCATTAGGCTTATCTGCGAAAAAGTTTTGATCTAATTCGGTTGTTTCTAATTGGCTTATAGCCTGTGTATAATCATTTTCTAGTCCCATTTGTCAAACATCCCATAAAAGTTAAGTAGTTGATCTGATTCAATCTTGAATTGCTCATTTGTTAGTATAATATCTTTGTTCGTAGTATTCAACTTTTTACTGTATTTTTTTACTAAATCGACTTTTCTTGTATCAAATATAGCTTGACTAACGTTAACTTTAGGGTAAACTTTCTTCACTCTAACCGTTCCGTCAGCGTTTTTAGTTGTTTCTGTCTTAGGCTCTCCAATTTTAATACCGAATTTAGCTGCCTCTCTTGGAGGTAGGTTACTAGCTATAGAGTATAGAGCTATATCATAGCCCTCTTGGTTGTTTATAACCTGTCCGTTAAGTTGTAATTCTCTATGAATATCGTTAAATGTAGTAGTAGCCTTAGCTATACTTACAGAATCCTCTATTTTATTAAAGGCCCCAGTCATAGGATTTACAAAAGATCCCTTCATTTGGCCGAATACTTGCTTAGAGTTCTCTACTGGAGTTATAGGTTTGTTATTTATAGATTGTTCTCTATTTCTTAGATTTACATAATCCTCATCACTTACCTCCCTTTGGAAGTAACCATTTAATAACTCTTCTTCTATATCTTCTCCGTTATTGGCCTTAAGTCTTAATCTATTTATAGTTTGCTCGTTACTAGCATCAGGAGCTATAGTATCGGTTAAAACCTTCATTTCAACGAACTGATCTGTTGTTAAATAAGGTTTAGCCTCGTCTAATTCCGCAGATGTCTTCTTAGTTCCAGTCTCCATAGCTTGGAAAAAGCCATTTTCGAACTCGAAGGATTTTAAAGTATCTTCTTTTTCCTTCATTTTTTTCTCATTATCAGATAATTTAAACTCATTATTTAGCTCTGTTGTTAAAGATTTACCTAATTCTGTTAATCTATCTACTGGTAAGAATATATCTAACTTAGTTTCCTCAGTTGTTACTCCTTCAATAGCAGGAATAATAAACTCGTTGTTTCTAATCTTTCTTATAGTAGCTAGTTTATTAGGACTATTTCTAAGAGCGGTTACAGCTGAACTCTTAAGAACATTGAAAGCAAAATCTTCTTCGGCCGCTATTCTTTGTTCAGGAGTATATAGAGGTTTTCCATCTTCTCCTAGCGTAGCATACATTTCATGAACTGTATTTATCCCATCTAAAGCATTTTTAAATGATGAAGACTGAGCTAATCCCTCTCCAAATAATCCGCTAGTAAGCTCGATAGTATTAGCTTCTACTTCATTTTCTTTTCTAGCTGTTAAAAATTCAGCTTGATTATTAACTATAGCTACTTGATTGTCTTTTGCCTTAGTAATATATTTATCATTTAGACTTGTAAACAAACCATTAACCTCTGAACTTATAGCAGAAGGTACTTTTTTCATATAGTTTTTTCTATATTCTTTTATATTTGATTGAACTAAAGCAGGGTTTGCTGCGTCTTTAGTATAGATTTCTCTAACTCTTTGACTAGCCGTAACATTAAACTCTTCTTTAGCTAATTGAAGTGCCTTGCCTTGTAGAAACTCATTAGTTTTAGTCAAGTCATCGCTAACTTGGCCCAGAACCTGAGCTTGAACTTTCGCAAGTGTAGGATCTACCTGAGAAAAGCCGCCTAAACTAGTTGTTCTTCTATCTATACTCATCTTAAATCACTCCCTATATCGCCTGCTCCGCTACTTATTAAAGAACCTGCTCTTGTAAATGAGGTTAATCCTGCTAAATTAGCTGATTTTCTTAATTGACTTGCCTGACCTTCGCTTTGTAGGCTTCTAAGTTCTCCAGTATCTTTAGTAGTTCCTACGTTTATGTTACCAAATCTTAATGTTTGAGTTTGTTCTTCTACAGATCCTGTTCCTCCTCTACCAGCTCTAGCGCTAGCTAGTCTCTGTAAGGTTTGTTCTCTTATCGCGTTAGCATCTTGTAAAGCTTGGACCTCAGCTTGTCTTCCTTGTAAGGCATATTGTTTAGCTGAACCTTTAGCTGCTTCTCGAGAGGCTATTCCGCTACCTATTCCAGCAATTCCACTAGTTATCTTAGCTAAACTTCCTATGGTTGATAATGTACTCATTAAACTAAAAGAGCCTGCAGTTCCGAATAATCCTGCGGTAGCCGCTGTTCCTGCTGCCGCTGCTCCTGCAGTACCTGCCGCTGCTGTTCCTACGGTTGCCGCTGTTCCTGCCGCTGCTCCCCCTGCGCTTGCTGCTGTTGCTGCTGCTCCTAATAATAATGTTGCCATGTTATTTAACTCCTATCGCAAACGCTAAAACCGTTAAAGGTCTCGGATCGTCTTGTGTTATTTCTATTTGTCCTAGTTTATTCCATCCTAACAGTCCTGTCAACTCTTTTTCTCCAGTAAATTCTGGCGGCGCTTGATCCAACGGAGAACCAGCACCTGCTGGACCAAACCCCCTAAAGCTAACTATATTCTTACCGTTTATAGTTAGTGACCCTGTTTCGAATAGTCTCATATCCATTCTAAATATTCGTTTTCTCTTACCTAGCCATGTTCCAAATTTAGGAATTTCTATAGGTAATGTCTTAATATAAGGTTTAAAATCTAAACCTACTTCTAATTTTGTAGCCTCTCGATCTATAGTTATCTCTCCGTCTGTAACTACTTCATCGCTAAGCATAGAATCATCCGCTATAACCTTAACTGTTTTACCTTCTAAATGGTCTAATCCTGTAATAGTGGTAGTAGTATCTGTAAATACTGCGCATGAATCCGTGTTATATTCGTTAGTTAAAACCTCTAAGTAATGCTTAGTTTCGCCGTCTATTTCTCTTTCAACTACTACATAAATATCTTGATCGTCAACAGCTACGGCTTTATATAAACCATCTGTTTCTGATCTAAAGAAAGATCCTATTTTTTGAGTTGTATAAATTGTTCCTATAATTAAAGAGCCATCTTCGTTAACAATATAGTATTGAGCGGCATCATCTGTAGATATAGGCTTTCTTAGAGCTACACTAACTGGATTATTAAGTAAATGACTGTTATATAGAGTTATAGGCTGTCCTATATAGTTCTGTCTAGTATCTTCAAATATTAACCCTAAGACGTTAGAACCTCCTCTTTGTACGAATATATTAAACCCTTCGTTTTCATATACTCTAGTACCTTCCTTTGATCCATAAGTAGTAGCTCTAACGAAGTTTACATTAGTAGGAGTTATAGTTTCGACTACTTTATTAGTCCACTCTCCTCCAGTTGTCATAGGTATTAAGGTTCTATCTGATTTTAAATTAACTATTTTGTTTAATTGATCAGACGATAATGTTCTTACTATAGCTTCATCGTCAAATAAAGATCCTTCGCTAAAGTTAAAGAAGTCTTGAACTACTGAACCACATAAAGTATTAGGCCTTGATTTAAAGCCAGCCATATATAAACGCCCTTCGTGGAAAGTACCGCAACTAGACCAACCTCTGGTTGCACTCCACATAGGCTCATATCCTCGATCTATAAACCAGTCTCCATCGGCTATTTCGTCAGTAGAATAAAAAGGGATTTCTATTTTTGCTCTTACCTCTGTAACAGAGATAAACTCTAATATCCTACATTTACCGCCTGCAGTATAAGATTCTACATACTGGTTAACATCTCCTGCTACGAAAGCACTAGCTCCTGCTGTTAATGTTATTACTCCTGTAGTCCCTGAGGGAGTTAACGTAGTAGCAGGCTCTACCTGGTTAGGTATATAATTATAATAAGGTATATTTAAGAACTCGGCATTATCTATTGTCCATGTAGTATCATTCATCCTTGTAACTATTTTAGTTTCTAGATCTTCATGGAATAATAGAGCTGTATCTGCGCTCTGCGTCCAGTTTAAATGAGGTATAATATCGTTAGTTATATCTGCGTCTGTTATTTCTGCTTGAAATACTCTGTTTTTATATACTCTAATCTTACCAGTTATTACCAGTAACATATAGGTTATTTCTGTGTTAAATTGAAATTCTATTAGTTTTGAATTGCCAACATCTTCTAAATCTTCTATAAATAAATCTCCAGGCCTTTTAGTAAATCCTCCTTGAGATAATCCTACAACATTAGTACCAGTAGCTACAGAGGAAAAGTAAGCCTCTATATCAGCTCTAGAGATCATTTTAGGATCTAATTCGCCTACTGTAAATCTTTGTTGTATAGTTTTAGCCATTTAGGACCTCACATTGATTACTGAAAATTCTTGTATAAATTCGTTGCCTTCTTGCATTGCGTCTGTTGTTTTAGCTTTTTGTCTCTTATCAGGAGTTACAGAGTTTAGCAATGCCTGTTTATTCTCGCTCTCTGTTACTGACATATTGATTTTAGCAGCGTAAGCATAAGAGAAATATTCGTTGAAATATGCTGGGAATTTCTCCTCAGCTACATTCGCAGAGTATTCTACGTAGATTTCATCCTCATCGCAATATAAACCATCTTCTTTAATTGAATATTTATCTAGAGTATAATCTCCGTCAGAATCTGCATAAACGTTTTTAATCCTCAGAAAATCTGAAGGTAACGCAAAAACATTCTTATATTTTAATACTGGAGTTTTAACAATCTTATTAAGCTGTGCTTGTTTCTGTGTAAAAGTCCACTCGTAATTTGCTAATTCATCTAGTTTGAAACTGGGATATGTATTATTTATAATATCAGCTACATCGGATCCATCGTTTAAATCTGATATAGGTTTTTCGCCTAGAAGAAGTAATGAATTAGAAATTATATCTATTTTATTACCCATAATTTCTCCTTAAATAGCAGGGGGTCGAAACCCCCCAACCATTCATTAAACTTATAACCTAAGCTATTAAGTCGTCTATAGTTACAACTCCTGCAGCGATAGCTGTTACAGCGTACTCTGCGATAGTTGTTGGAACATCAGCTACTGTTTTAACTACTTTAATAAGATCTCCAACATTTAAAGTTAAATGAGAAGCATTAAAATAGTTTGCTACAGTTACATCGTCTAAGGTAATGTAAGTATACTGAGTTACTGTACCTGGTCCTGCAGAAGGATTCTGTGGAACCAATTTTGTGTCATCTAAAGCCATAATTTTATCCTCCTAATTATGCTGTTACTAAAGTATCAACTTTGATTAAACCAGTAATTGCTGCAGGGTCACCGATAGTTGTAGCGGCCGCTGAGAAATTAGTACCTGCTAACCATGAAGCCTTGTGAGCTACCCAATCAGCGCTTGTAGTCATATCGATACCTATACCTAGTCCGATACAACCTTTTAGTCCACCTTTATAAGCGAAACAAGTTCTAGTAGTAGAAGCTACTGGCAATCCGCCTTCGTCTCTATCTCCTAGTACAATCCAGTTAAAGCCGTACCATTTTTGTCCGTCTAGAGTACCTTCTGGAAGAGGTTTATTTGTAATAAAGTCTCCGTCTGTTACTTTAGCTTCCGCTAATAGTGCTGCTTCTTCATCGGCTGAGATAACGAAATATAGATCGCCTCTAGCTGATTGCTTAGTTAGGATTCTCTTAGCTGTTTGAACTTTAGCAAAAGTAAGACTTTCCGCATTAACAGCAATATCTGCTGCTGATGGAACTACAGCCGCGTCTAAAGCGTCTATAATTATTTGGTCTAGTCTTCTACCTGTTGCCATTGCTGAACTTAGCATTTGTTCTTGAAGCTCGTCAAAGTTAACCTTTGGTTTTGAAAAGATATCTGTATAATCTTTTGCGATCCAATCAGACATAGTAGCAGTTGTTTTGTTATAGTCATTACCCATAACTGGAACGTCAGAAGCTAGAGGGCCTCTTGGTTTTGCTACGCCTTTACCGAAGTGTCTGAACTCGATTTTGTCACCGACAACATTGTTTCTCAATCTTACGGTGCCTTTAAGTCTCATTTCATCTTGAAACTCTTGTTTTACAGTTTCATCATATAGAGTTTGATAAACTGCTGGAATTTTGTTACTCATTGTAATTCTCCTTTATTAAATTAAATTAAACACGAATTTTCGCTTTCATTGTGCCTAAGGAAATAAAGGGATGCCGAAGCATTGAGCCATATCCTATCGGGATGTATGCTATAGTCTTTGCTATTAGTCAATCGTCTTTCCGACTGTCAGAGGGATGTATAATATAAGTTTATTACGTAATCATTGAGCCTCTACAAATAATATATTCTATTAAAAAGTGAAAGTCAAGAAAAAAGTAAATAAAAAAGACTACCCATTTCTGAGTAGTCTCCGTTAAAGAATATAACCTCGATGTAAAAAGAGAGTGTTTGGTTACATCCTATTACACTTTCATTCCTGCTTTTCTCATTTTATCGCCTAGCTCAGTCATTTCTTTTAGATAAGCTGGCTCAGCCATTCTGCTATTTCCGTTTTCGTCTTTAGCTGTTAGCTTAGCTCTATATTCTTCTGCGCTTGGTAATCCTGCAACAGTAGATACGTTAGGCATTGGAGTTTCTCCTAGCTGAGTAATTAAAGAACTCATAACCCTAACACTCTCAGCGGTTACTAACATATCGTTAAATTCTTGAGCCATCTCAGGAGAGAATAGGCCTTTTTCTACTTGAGCTTTACTAAATAGATCTAGTCCGTTTAACATTTTAGGACCGTCTTCTCCTAAAGCTTCAATCTCTTTAGTTTTTCTAGCTGCTTCATCTGTTGCTATTTTTTCTAAAGCTGCTTCACTATCTGCTGCTTCAGGTATTTCTATTTTAGATAATACTTCATCTGTAATAGCTTGGAATACGTCATTTCCTAAGCCCATTTTTAAGGCTGTATCTTTAAATGCAGATAAAAGAGGATCTTTTGCGTCTAGCTTTTCGGCTGTTTCTTCTGATAACTTATAGCCTTCTACATTCTCAGGAGCTGCTTCTAAGCCTTTACCTAGCTTTTGTCTTAATCCTGTAGCTTCTTTCGTCTTAGAAAGTAGGTTTTTATTAAGTTCTGTAACCTTATCTACGTTTAAAGTTTTATCTTCATTATAGAAATCTTCAGGAAGGGTATGGTCTCCTTCTCCTTCTTTATGATTTCCTAATAAGCTTTCTGAGGATTCTTGAGATTCCCCAGTTTCTTTGTTTGCTTCTAGTGCTGCGGCTGCCGCTGCTTCTGGTGTTTCTGTTTCTTCTGTCATTGTTCGGTTCTCCTATTAAGTTTTGTATTCTACGAATTACTTGGTTTTGACCCTCTCTACAGCACGCGTAAGAGTGCGGGTAGCTAGGATCGGCGACTGGTTGATCTAAGATTTTAAATAGATCCTCTAGTACTGCTTTTCCTGATTCAGTACTAAATGTTTTTGTATAAATAGAGCGTAATAGCTCTGCTTCTTTATCGGTTGTCTCATCTACTGGTTCTTCATAATTAAACTGGTTGTTCTGATGCATTCGCTTGTGCCTCCGCTTGTTGAGTTTTAATCTCTTCTTTATCGTAAGTAAATTCCTCAGGAACTCCAGCATTATCCATTACCCATTTTTGATAACCCATAACATCTAGAGGTAGAGTATCAGGACTAAGCTTTGCTGCTGCTGCAACTCCTTGATTAGCTATTTGTACTTCTTCTGATTTCTGTATTTTAGCTATAGGCGATAGAATATTAACCGCTACAAATAAAGAATCTACGTTTTCGGCCGTTAGTTCTACTTCTGTTTCTTCTCCAGTTTCAGGATCGAACATTTTAAGAGCTGGCATAGTCCATAAACCTTTACGAATTAGAATACCTAAGCCTCTTCTAACGAAAGGATACATAAACTCATTCATAATCCTACCGAAAGGAGCTGCTAAATCACTCTTATAGAAGCTCATGAGCTGTTGAACTGCGAAAGCAGTAGAATCTTGAGCTGTCTCTGTAGATATTCTATTATCTAACATACCTTGTTTAACTACGTTTTGAAGCCTACCAGATTCAACCTCTGATATTTGAGGGTTCCCTATATCTGGTAATCTATCTATAGAAGGTCCCATAGGCCCTCCGTTTCTAGATACCTTTAAGAAAGTTCCAGGTCTTATCTTAATTTGAGCAGGATTAACAATATCGTTATCCGCTACCGTCCACATTCCCATAGTTCTTATTTCATTAGCCTTTAAAGACATCTCTCTTATCTTATGTAAGCTTTTAATATCAGGTAATACGTCCATTACAGGACCTCTACCGAATAATTCGCCACTTAATACGTTCCATCTGAAAGTAATATAAGGATTATCGAAGAACCTTCTTTTAACTACTTCATCATCTCCGAAATATACTCGATAAACCCATGCTCTACCTTGTTTATCCTTCTTCTCTTTATAGATACCTATTTTAAATTCACTCTTTTCTACTGGGGCTTGCTTAATAACAGCAGCTAATCCAGTAGGAATCTTAATATCTGGCCATGTTTCTTTTATAAGATTGTTTTGTATCTTAGCTTTCTCGAAACTACCGCCGATAGATCCTCTAACTCCTGCTTCTAATCCTAGTTTAATAGGGGGAATAGCAGTAAATGAAAACGGATCTCCAGGCTCATCACTCTCTTCGAATAGTAAAGTAGCTGTTCCTGCTGATAGATCGTAATAACATTTAGTTTGTTCTGTATCGAAGTTAGATTTATTTAACATCGCAAAGAATATCTCTGTACCTTTATTTAAAGCTTCTTGTATAGCTTCCTTCTGCTCTTCGGCAATAAAAGGACCTGTTCCTAGCTCAAACCATTTAGTAAAAGCTGGAGTTACAGTATTAACTAAAGAATTAACAAAACCTCTAGTTGCCATAACAGGGGTAGCATCAAATATCTTTTGTGTTTTCCTTTGTCCGTTTTGAATACCGTCATATAAGTTACGGTTCGGCATAGTACATTGATAGATTTCTTCATAGGTAGAGTGCCATTCTAAAGAATCTGTCTCTGCTTTTTTAAATCTTGCTAAAAAATCACTCATTAGACTAACCTAAAGTTTCTTTTAATGGAGCTGTTGTTTCTTCTCCTGTTTCACTACCGCTTAGTAAAGATCTTCGACCTCTTCTCAAAGACTTTCTTCTTCCAGCTAGTTCTCTATTTTGCTCTTCTTCTCTAGCCTTAGCTGATGCTTCTTGTCTATCTAAAGCAGCTTCTTGTTTCGATGTGTCAGGTTTTTTTGGATTAAATATTGACATTTTGTTGCCTCTCTATATATTTATATAGTTGAAATGGTGTTATAATCCACCATTTTTTTACATACAAAAGACTTTTAACTATACTTACGCAAGTAATTAAGCCCTTTGGCCTTATTTTTATCTGGTCCTCTTTAACAATATAGGACTGAAAAATTGTTTTGTCAAGTGTTAATATCTCTTTTTTAGTAAAATACTGTTCATATAGACCCATTCCCATAACATTAGGCTGTATCAATAAGTAGCCTCCAGCTATCTCTA